AGTATTATTACAGAAGTGATTGTGAATGTAAACACTTAATATGGTGTTACAGTATTATTTGCAGGCTCGGGAGAAACCGCAGCCTCAGCCTGAGCAGGAGCAGCAATAGGAGCCACAAGTTTCTCAAAGAGTTCAATAAAGGAATCACGAGTGTTTGCATCAAAGCGAGACACGCACATACGGATTGCAGTTTTCTCGTCGCGGTAGATTCCATACGATTGAACAATATGGCAAAGACGGCGAGTAGAGATTACCTCATCAACACCACCATTGGCAAAAGTAGTTCGGATGGCCGAAGCCCAAGCCACAAGGTTCTCTGCAAATACCGAACTGACGGCCGCAAACTTCTCCATATGATTGGAGATAATCTTCAGCTCAATAGTGGCTGAAGGATACTCTTGTTCAATAGTGGCAACGAAGCGTTCAAGGAAAGCATCGTCAATGACTAGAGCACCGGAATACCGACCGTCCTCGGAACCGCGACCCTTGGTATTAGCTGTGGCAATTACCGTGAAGCCCTTGGCTGGATGAATCAGCTCGCCAGTCTTTTTGATGAGAACGGGCTTGCCTTCCAGAATGCCCTGGAGACACATAAGGTTGTTTGTGCCACGGTCAATCTCGTCAACCAGAAGAACTGCACCACGCTCGTAGGCTCGAACAACTGGTCCCTTGAAGAAAACAGTCTCGCCATTGACAAGACGGAAACCACCAATCAGGTCATCCTCGTCGGTGCTCTTGGAAATCTGAACACGAATGTATTCGCGCTTGAGCTTGGCACAGGCTTGTTCAACCATCACGGTCTTGCCATTGCCGGACAGACCAGCAATAAAGATTGGATAGAACTGCCGAGACTCGAGAGCCTGCTTGACGACATTGAATTCGCCCCATGCAACATAACAGGGGTCGACCTGAGGAACATAAATATCGGTGGCATCTGAAGTAGTGCCGACCGACATCTTGATGGATTCTGCAGGCTTGGCCAAAGCAAAGGTAGGGGCAGAAGTCGCCTCAACTCGAGCCGCACTTACGGACGAAGCGGAAGTAAGGGGAGTGAGCGAAATCAAGCCGCGCTTGAGCTTGTGCTTGGTGGAGAACAGCTCCTTGTATTGGGAACCCGAGAGGGCATTGGTCTCAGCATATGCATAGACCTCTGAGGATTTCACCGTGGTGAAACCTAATTTCTTGAAGTGGGCGATAATCTCACCCGTCTTGTTTTCACGTAGTTTCATGATATAGATTGATTATGATAATTAAAACCGATTAGGACGTAAATGTAAACAACAAAAATAGTTATTTTGCAGATTGTTATCTCTATGAATATGAATCACTTAGGCAATAACCGAAGAGAATTCACGGAGGAACACACGGGAATTCTTATATGATTCCATATGTTTACCGAAGGCGGCAGCCATCTTTTTGATGTTGGCACGTGAGGAGATATTGTTAGAATCAACCTTGAAGTCTTTGATTTCCTCATCGTCATCGTAACTCATTGAATTGGAAGTAACAAGGAAGTAAGAAGAAAAACCAGTGTGCTTGCCGATGTTGGACGAACCATTATCTACAATATAGCTTATCTGTTCTTTATTCAACTTGGTAAACTTATTATGAATCCATTTACGATTGGAAGGAACAAGATAGTAACCAATCATATTGGCACCAGTTGTGATTCCAAGGTTCTCAACAATCTTGGTGTACCAGCCATTAAAGTTACTGATATCAATGTTAATCTGGCGACCATTTAACAAGAAGGCTGTTTTATTGTAGTATTGAGAAGTGGTGTAATCCTTGGGAAGAGATAACCTAGGGACTGAACCATCACCATCGGAAAGAACAATGACATTCAGTTTTTCAACCTTGTTCTTTTTCTTGAAATCATTTACAAGAGTATGGGCTGCAATCATTGCCTCGACCGAAGGTGTGCCCGAAAGTCGTTCAGAATGAGGAAGATCAAAATTGTCTGCACAGGAACCGTATTTGAACATAGCCTTGATTGCATCAGTGAATTCGGTCTTGGACTGATCCGAACTGAGGAGATGAAGCAAATTCAAACAATCATAGTGAATATGAAAAGCTGTGGGTTTTTCCCAATTGAGCATGTTGGTTTTAGCACGAAGTCTCTGTTTGTCCTCGTTCATGTGGCTTGTGGTATTGAAACCATAAACCTCAAACTTAACTCCAACTTGGCGACAAAACATTGCCAATTGAATTACCTGTTTGGCAACATCGTGAATTGCACTACCCATTGAAGCCGACATATCAATAAACATGACCATGCCGTGGTTTACATCCTCAGGAGTTACCGAGACAGACTTGAAGATATCCTCGGAGAACTTATAAGAATGCATACGAGTCGTGTCAAGGATACCAACCTTGGCCGTAGTGGTTCGTGAATAGAGGCTGGCCGACTTTTTGCGGTTAAACTCATTTACCAAATTGGAAACATACTTCTTAGAATCATCGGAGAACTTCTTGAAGTTTGCATCAAAGTCCTCGTTGGTGGTATTGTAACTAAGATACAAATCCGAAGAATAGTATTGTTTGCGAAGTTCGGCAAGCTCCTTGTAAGTAATAAGAGCTGCATTTAATTCGGCACGACCAGGAACTGTAAAGATGTTTACCTTAAGTGTTTCGGTATTGTTCTTGAAAGCTTCTTCAGCCGCATTCACGGTGGAAACCGAAAAGTCTTTCAAGTCGGCGGTAGATGTAGAGGTAGAGGTTCCAGTAGTGGCTGAAGCCTTATCAGACTTGACCTCGGTTTCAGCTTTGGCCTCATCCTTAGTCTCATCCTGAGAAGCAACGGGCTTGCCTGGTTTGTCTTCGGACTCCTCAGCATTACTGGTCTCGGCCTTGGAGGCAGTTTTGTCGTCATCGGAATCACTGGAATCATCTTGAGCCGAAACGGGCATTGATTCTTGAGCATCAGGGCTCTCCTCGTCACCTTCTTCCGATTCAGAAGGTTTCATTTGCTTTTGAGTTTCTGGCTCCTGTTCTTTAAAGTCACCAGACTTGATGCGTTCATAAAGCTCAACGGTCAGCTTTACAACTTCCTCAAAGGTCTCGGCACCATAGCACCGATTGAAAAAGTCTCGCTCAGATTCTGTAAAAGCAACAGGTACAATCGTGCCAATCTTGGCATGGATATTGATGCGGTCGGGGAGACTCAGGGAGTCGATATTCTTACCATTGAGGTCGAAGAAGTTACGCTCTACAAGCTCCTTGTACCCATTGCGGAAATTGATCATCAAACCTGGGTAGGTTTTCTGGATAAGTCGTTCAATACGAATATCTTCCACAATGTTAAACAACGAGAAAGGAATCTGTGGGTATTTGGCTTGCACATCCTCAATGGAATTCATTGGGGTATACAAAGCATGTGATACCTCATGGCCAATGAAAAGGTCAATCATGTCCTTGGTCATTGTCTCGGCCTTGAAAACCGGGAGGAAAAGAATACGAGCAACTGGATCGAAAGAAGCAGTGCGATAGTTACCAGTTTGAACCTGTATGTTCTCCTTGGCCAATAGTTTGGCAAGTGAACTCTTTACAGAGATGTCAATCGGTTTGGTGACAGTATTCATTATGTAGTCATTAAATCACATTGACTACTCAAAGTAAACATTAAAAATAGCCAGGGATATAACTCTCTGGCTACCAATCACTTACGGCTATTTAATTCTTGAGAAGTTATTTACCTTATTGAATTCAATTTTGGCTCCAAACTTGCCATCGAGCAAATCTTGCTTATGAGATATCACGAAGATATTGGTATCCTCACCTATTGTCTTCAATATCTTTAAGAGGTTATCCACACCATCGGCATCAAGGCTCGCATCAAACGTTTCGTCCAAAATTAAAAGATTGGTTGACGTGGAGTTCTTCATTCTGGCAATTTGTCGCCACGTGAACAATAGAGCTAAATCTATTCTTTGTTTCTCTCCCTCAGAGAATGATGCATATGAAAACTCATCACGATGCCGAGACTTAATGGATTCAGTAAAGTTTTCATCTAGGTGAAACAGAACAAAGAAGTCCAGAGACTGAAGGAACTTGTTCACCATTGTATTGATAACAGGTATGTATTGTTGAGTGATCTTAGTCTTGATACCAGTATCCTTTAACAGTTCGGCAAGAACTTCATTGTATGCACGCGTGTCAACCAATTCAGTCTTTTCTGTTTCTATATCACTCTTCTGGACATATAGTTTACCCAGCTCATCATTCTCTTCGGTAAAATCATCCTTCTCCTTGGAGGTGTTAATTCTACCTTGTATCTTTTGAATTCTTTCAAGGCTCGATTCTTTACGGATAATTGCAGAGTGTGCCTTGTCTCGGTATTTCTGAACCTCATTCATCTCCTGAAGTAGTTCATCCAACTCTGTTCGAGTCTTAGTTATCTCTTCCTTGAGTTTATTCATACCCGAACAAAGGTCTTCAATACGAGCCGTTGAATCGGATATCTTTTTGTCACGTATCAGCGATGATATGACCTGAGTGCAGGTAGGACATTCTGAATTCTTTTCAAAGAAAGCCGTATCTCTTCGGATACCATTGGTCTTTTCTTCAATCTGTGACTTGTAGGATTCCAGAGAGAACATCTTACTCTTTACCTTGTCTATTCGAGCCGAATAGGATTCGTGAAGTTCTTTGGCCAGAGAAGAGTTGTGGTCGTATTCTGATTGACTCTTTTTAATATCTAGCTCGATTTCGGTTATCTCTGCCTGGAGTTTTTCATTGTTCTCTCTGCATAGCTGCTGCAGTTTTTCCAAATGAACAAACTTTAAACGGATTCTTTCGGAGACTAAATCATACTGATGGTTTACTTCCAAGAGTCGATCCTTTAACTTAGATGATTCTGTTTTCAGAATAATGTTCATCTTGGTAAAGATTGTAATGTCCAGAAGATCCTCAATGACCTCTCTCCGTGCTCCAGTGGGCAGCTGCATGAAAGGAATAAAGTTACTTGAACCCAATACCACAATCTGGTGGAATGATCTATGAGAGAGTTTCAGAATGTTCATTTCAAGAACCTTCTGGTAGTCTCGGTTATGTGACTCTTGGTTTAACAGAATACCATTCTGGTAAATCTCAAATACATTTGGTTTAATGCCACGAATGACATTGTATTCCGTGGTACCGATTTCAAACTCAATTTGAACCACACAGTTCTTTCCGTTAATGGAATTGACAAGCTGTGGTTTGGATATATTACGGTGAGGCTTTCCAAACAGTGCAAATGAAATTGCATCCAGGATTGTTGATTTACCAGAACCATTGGAACCAACAATCAGCGTGGATGGGCTCTTATCGAGATCAATTGAAGTATCATAATCTCCCGATGAGAGGAAATTACGATACGTAAGGGTTTTAAAAATAATCATACTATTTCAAAGTTCTGAGCCTCAACATATAGTTCTTGTAGTCTTCGTTTCAATTTATCTTTGTCGAGGTTTGTTTCAACCGCCTCAATATATGTATTGAGTAGTTTGCCTGTATCTTCCATTGAGACTAAACTATCCGAAACTTCTGCAGATGTAAACTCTAAAAATGATTCTACAATTTTTGTTTCAAAGGGCCCAGCTTGCTGAATCTTTTCAATGAACTTATCGAATATGATTGGGTTACCTTTATTCACCACAACAATTTTCACGAAGCAGTCTTTTACATAATTAAAATCAAACCGAGAAAGCCAATTGATTTCTTTCATTGCATCGGTATCGTCATAGACAACACGATGAAAGATAGAATGAGGATTCCTTACTGCTGTAAGTGTTCGAGTCTCGGTATCAAAGACATGGAAATACTTTGCATCATTACAGTCCGACCATGTGGTTTCATACTGAGTTCCCAAATAGAGAATGTTACCCTTTGTGCTCTTGGTATGAAAGTGACCCGATAGAACCATTTCATAGTTTGAAACAAGTGATGTTTCGAGACCATGAGATATAGAACCACCCTTCATCATTTCAAAGCCACCGAATTCAAAGTGGCCCATTAAAATGGAAGAAGGAACAGACCGAATGAAATCCATACAGGCAACTTCATTCTCTGGAGAAATCCAAGGCACTAAACCTATCTTGAATGAATCATATTCAAGAGTAACTGGTTCCATATGAACCTTGATTCGCGGAGAAAAGTTCTGGAGAATCTCTGTAAGGGAACAGAGTGTATTTGTATTCTTGTAATACACATCATGGTTTCCCGGGATAATATCCATGTCCACATTATGTTTATCAAGTTGAGAGATAAACATCTCACGGTCACGAGAGAGAACCTTGAAGTTTACAAACTTACGATGATCGTAATAATCCCCCAAATGAATAATTCGAGTAATAGAATGTTGCTTAATATAGGGAAACAATGTCTCAGCATAAAACCTTTCAGCTGCATTGAGAAATATGTCAGAACCATTACGAGCTCCGGTATGTGTATCATTGAGGATTACTATTTTCATTCGAGGAAATAATCAAGGGAAGAATCTTCATCTCGTACCTTCTTTCGTCTTTCCTTAATCTTTGTGCCTATTTCTTTTGTGGATATATCTCGACCGAGGAACTTATCATTCTTGGATTTAATTGTCTCCACCATGCTTTCACCTTCTCGATCCATTTCAGAGAAATCTGCAACGGAATCAATGCCGCAGTTTTGAATATAACGTTCCTTAATCTCCTGCTGTTTCTTTTCCTTTTGGATACGGCGTAGAAAAGCATACCAAGCAATCTGAGTAAAATAAGCAAAGGCATTGGGGTTACCCGACCGAGTGATTGTCTCAATCTTGTAATTAGGCATGGCCTTAATACAATTCTCCAAGGCATCCAGAACCATTTCTTCTTTATATGAATACCGAGAGAAGTTAGGCCTCTTGGCAATACCATTTGCAATCTTGATTAAACAGTTGCCGATGTATTCCGAAATCTGTGGTTCGGGTTTGGAGTCCGCTCGGCATGCCTCCATATTTTGAACATACTGAAATACCGCTTGGGTAAACTCTTTGTTGTTAACGTAATTTTCTTTTTCCTTTGGTGATTTTTTTATTTCAATCATGAGACTAATATAACCATTATAAGTCGTTTGTAAACAACAAATTGTTGAACTTAGTGGTTTACATTCGTACCGAAAGGCGTTAAAATAATTCAGTTCCTCTCAATTACCCCTTGAACCGTTTAATTTCACACTTAACATCTTTTAATACCTTACCCGACATTAAATTAGCAAGTGCAAGAAAGGGTAACAATAACCTACTGCAATAACTCCATTTCATTAAATAAATGAATTCCTTCCTTGGTAAATCATTTAACATATATTCCAGAAGAATAAAACGGGAATAGGCATTTTGTAATTCCTCGGAAACCTTTTCACTCTTACACTTATCAACGGTGAGAGTGGAATACAAAGAATATGATCTAAAATATATTCTACCGAACAGAGAGAATACTATAACAGGATTACGGATGATAAAGGTGCCATCATACTGATCAGCTAATTGCTGTCCAAGGATAATCTTACCGTTGCTATTGTATATTCGAGTTTTCATGGCAGGGGCACTTCATGCAATTCATAGGTGAACTTTTCTTTAATGTATATTTTGACACGAGAGATGGCATGTTCCAGAGTATAGTTCTTTGAACTTTTCCAAGAGATGTCATCTCCAATATCGTAAATGAGTGTGGGTCTTCCATCATCGGATTTTCTGAGACCGCGGCCTATAGACTGCAGAACTTTTATCTGGCTCTTTGTGGGCGATGCAAAGATAATGCAATGTAGGTTACGAATATTTATCCCCGTCGAAAAAGTGCCCATAGAAGCAACGATGATGGCATTCTTTTCCTTCTCGGTTAACTCACGGATCTTTTCTCTTTCCTCTGCCTCCACTGAACCAGAGACAAAGAAAACTTTCCGCTTTGGATCAGACTTACCTTGAATGGCTTTAAAGAGAGGTATTCCATGTTTTTCCACACGGTTATACAGAACAAGAGTATTACCATTTTGTGACAGTGCAAGATTCTGTATGAGGTTATTACGTGCAGAGTTGCTCACAATGAAATCAATCTCTTGAGCATAATCCATTTTTGTAGCTGCCTTTCTATTCTCATCATTATGCTTCAGAACCAAACAGACAATTTTACACTGAGCAAGGATATCAGAATCCATCAATGCCTTTGTTGTTGTGACTCGGTATACTGGTCCAAATGATCCAGTCAGAACCCATTCATGTATCTGTGAACCATCGAGTGTTCCAGTTGTACCGATTCGGTAAGAGGAATTCACAAGGCGTTCCATAATCGTTGTGAGACTCTTGGCCTTGAATAGATGTGCTTCGTCTCCAATGGTCATACCAAACTGAGTAAACCAAATGGGTGGAAGAGTAATTGCGGACTGCCAAGTGGTAACCACGACTCTCTGTGAGAAGTGATTCTTTTCCTTTCCCGAATAGATTCGGTGAACTTCTTTCTCTCCATCGAAGCCATCATCGGTAGAAGAATAATCACTAAAGTCTTTGTACATCTGTTCAACCAGAGACGTGGTAGGAACAACAATGAGAACCTTAGAGTCATGATTCTGCAGGAACCATCGGATCAGATGATATATGATCAATGATTTACCCGAACCAGTAGGAGAAATAAGAATGGCTCTTTTTGATTTTAAAGCATAATGAATTGCCTCGGTCTGATAATCATGTGGTACAATTGGTGCACCCCGTGTCGTGAGTTTCAACGTTTGCAGAAAGGCGGATATATCATCCGTGGTGACTTGTTTACAATCTGTAAAAATTGGATCAAGAGATAATTCATATTCACGAGATTCGGCAAACTCTGATACCATTTGGAGAAGGCCAAACGGAAGAGTTTGGTTTCTCATATTAAAGAGCCGAACCTTTCCATCCCACATCTTATTCTTGTATGAAGGCATGAACTTGTAACCCTCTGCAAAGAATGTAAAGAATTCGGATATCTCTTGGAGCACTCCAGAGTCCGAACACCGAAGCTGTATGTTTGCTTCGGACTGCTTTACGACGTGTATGATTGTTTTAGCCACCAGATGTAAACCTTAGGAAATCAATTGCATTCTTAATATGAGTGTGTCTCCATTTGATATTATCTATAATCTCCTTAAGTACCTCTACTGCGGTCAGGAGATAATCAAGCTTGGCTTTGAGTTTCATTACATCTGGATCAGAATCATAGAATATGTCTAGGTCTGACTTCAGTGGTTTTACCATACCGGCAAATGGATCATATGCCCATCCTAATTCATCCATCTGAACCTTACTCATCTTGCCATTGAACCAGAGCCACTTATTCTTTTTCAGTTCAACCATCTTCATCTCGGACTGCTTTACCATCATCTTGGAGGCAGAATATAGCTGAAGGTATTTTGCATGGAGAGCAGGAGACTTGATAGACGCATCATCAAGGCTCATCTTGTCCACTTTGGAATCTACATCCCACATTTGAATCACTTCGTCAATGTTAATCATGATATAGTATATATGGAACTTACAGAATCTGGAACCTATCGTATCGGAATGTCACATCAATCGACAGATAATCTATACCTTCCACCTGAGTATCAAACTGAACAGCCGATACCGAAACGGGAAATGCTGAAACAAACTTAATCTCCTTATTCTTGTTTGAGGAAGAATTAAAGATTTGAAGTATAATGTCCTCGTACGAAATAGTGCCAGATGAATGGTTACCCTTAATCCAATTATAGAGTTCAGTATAGTTCTTCATGTTTTCATCCACGAGGATCTTAAATGTAATATCTTCATATTCAATTTTGTCTCCGGGGATATACATGGTCGCTCCTCGGACTCCAACTGCAGTCTGTGGAAGAGAGAAGCCAGGTAGTGGTGCAGATACACAAAAGAATTCAACATTCTCATACTTGGTTGAATTGATGACCAAACGAAATTTGGTAGGTGAAAGTAGATTGCGATTTGTGGTAAGTGTTCTTCCAGACATGTGAGTATTTATAAAGCAAAAAGGAGCTGCCCGAAGGCAGCTCCGAAATGTACAACCGAACTATACCTATTAGGTGTTCTGTTCGCCGACATTGATGCCGGAGATACCGAGCTTGCGGTAATAAGGATTGGTTGCGTCAGAGAGACCCTTGCTGTTTCCAGCGTAGGCTTCCACGAATGGATTTGCAACGATACCGTAACGGGTCTTGAACGCAATGGCAGGCTGGAATGTAGTTGGATCAACTGCACGAACCATCTGGAGAGGAACGTATGGGCAGTAGAAAATACCAGCATCATACTGGTTAGTTCCACGGAAACCAATCGTCGCATAATCGGACAAGGCATATGGATCAACATAAACCTTGAGGCGTCCATTGAGAACACCGGCGAAGGTGTTACCAGTGTCATCAACATTCAGCTTGGTTGAAAGCGCAGTGGCATAGTCAAGCTGGCCAGAGGCCTGCAGGGCAGATGCAACATTGCTTGAACAGATAACGATGTTACCCTTGCCGCGACGTGTGCGCTTGGCAATGGTGTTAGCTTCCTGTTCGAGTTTGAATGCCAAGGACTTGAACTTCTCGGCAGCCCAACGACCGTCGGCATCAGTGGTAAGACTGAAGTCACCAGCGGACTGAGCGGCAACGTTGATGGTGTTGATCACTTCACGATTGATTTCCGCGAGGATTTCAGTTGTGAGGATGTTGGCGAGCTCGGTCTCGGCATCAAGACCGTGAACGGCCTTAAGGTCCTGAGCAAGTTCCAGAGTGTATCCGGACTTGAGCTGGCGAGTCTTGGCAACGACCGATGAACGGACGATATCAAAGCCCATTTCTCCGTTAATGTTACCTTCACCGACAGCGGTGGTGATACCATTTACAGGAGTTGATTGACGAACACCACCAGCAGAGAACGAGGTGTTAATTTGATTTGCACCAACGAGACCGGTAACGAAGGCGTCGGATTCAGATGTTCCGGAATCAGGACGATACTTGGGCTGCATCGCGAAGATGAGACCAGTAGGAGCCTTCATAGCCTGAACGCCAGCAACGTCGAAGGCAATGAGGTTAGGCATTGAGCGACGAACGAGGGAGATGAGGATAGGATCGAAACCGTTAGCGCCGGAGATACCTGAAGTGGTTCCGGTATTGTTACCTTCGTTGAGGGACTGCTGTTTCTGAGATTCAGCGGTGTTTTCGAGCAGCTGAGCAGTGATGCTCGCGCGATAGTTATCGGTGATTTTTGGGGCGTCCTCGTGATTGAGAACTGGTGCCCACTTTTCTGTTAAGTTTTGCATGTTAGTATGGGATTTCTCTCTTAGGCTTGCTTTGTTAATTTACCAACGCGAGAGAGTGCATTGACATAAGATTTCATTTCAGCTGGAACGTGTTGTTCTTTGCTGGTGGTTTTACCTTCATTCAGGACGGATGTTAAGACACCTGTTCTAATAGAAGATGTTGATGACTTGAAGTATGACTCCTTGATTGTCTTTACCTTAGCGGCAAAGGCCTCTTCAGAGAAGAATTCAATATCAGATGTGAGAGAAGATAAACGCTCGGCTTGTGTATCGGCAAGACCTGTGGAGGCCTCAGCGATGATTGCTTGACGTTGGAACTTTTCGAGTTTCTTGTTTGCTTCAGTAAGGGATGCCTGAGAAGCCTTTGTGGACTCTTCAAGTTTAGATGCCTTACTTTCTAGCTCGGAATAAAGGTCACGTTTTGCAACGGGAACCTCTACATAGTTTTCAACGAAGACCTTCTTGAGAGAAGAAATAAAGCTCTCGGCAAGTTCGGTGCGGAGACCGGACTCAACTGCAACTTTGTTCTCTTCCATCCATGTTGCGACAACGTAGTCGAGATATGAATCAACCTTTTCGGTGATCACCTCTGCGGCTTTGTTGACACTCTTGTGAAGGTTATTCTTGAATGACTCTTCCAATTTCTTCTTTTCAGAAGCAATCTTTGCAGTCACTGCAGCCTCGAAAATGACGGCAGCCTTGGATTTGTAATCCTCGGTGAGTCCTTCTCCAGCGGCTTCAAGAGCCTTGACATCTTCAGAAAAGTCGTATGACTCTTCTTTGTCCTCATCGTCCTCTTCCTCG